CTGAACCTAAATCTATATCATCATCTGTTACAGGAAGTATTGCACCATTAGTTATTTTAACTTGATCCGCACCATCTGCTCTAAATATAATAGTATTATCTGTAGCAAAATCTATATCATTATCAGCATCTCTACCTATTACTAAGGAAGCATTTGTTATAGAAGTAATACCAGTTTGTGATGCGTCTACTGTAAATGTTAAATCATAAGGATCGCCATCTGTACCATTATCAGTATCTGTCCAATTTGTTGTAAGACCAGAACCAATAAATTTAACTTCTTTATCTTCAGATACTGTAACTTCTGTTCCGTCATCATCTTCTAATACAAAACTACCTCCTGTATCATCTGCCCATGATATAGTTCCTGAACCATTTGTTTTAAGAACCTGATTAGCTGAACCATCTGATGTTGGTAATGTTACAGAGGTAGAACCAAAACCTATTGCATCAATATATGCTGTACCATCTACATATATATCTTTTAATTCATAGCTAGACGAGCCTATATCTACGGTATTATCAGTTACAGGAAGCAATGCACCTGCACTAGTTAAAGCAATATATTCAGTTAATGTACCGTTTAAAGAAGTAGATAAAACAATTTTAGAATCTTGTGTTGAAGCAGTAGCAGTAAATGATTGTTCTTTCTTAACTGCTATTTTAGCAGCATCTACAGTGTTACCGCCTGTATCTTCTAAATCAAATCTAAGAGAAGCTATACCTGTTGTATCTGCAGCATCACTTTCGTTTTTAAGTATAAGAGCTATAAACTCTCCGTCAGTATCTTGTGTAGATACTGTTGATGCGCTACCTACAGGTTTAAATGTAATATTTTCTCCAGAACTACCAGTAAAGTGATAGCCATTTACATTTATAATACCTGCTAGTTGTGTAAGTCCTTCAGCAGAAGAGATAGAATCATCTACATATGCTTTTCTTGCAGCATCGCCATCAGCACTAGGAGCAGCAAGACCTGTAATAGAATTACTACCCATAGCTAAATTACCACTCATAGTAGTAGCAGCAAGAGTATCTATATTGGCTGTACCATCAATATATAAGTTTTTAAATTCTAAAGATGATGTACCTAAGTCAATGTCATTATCTGTAACTGGTTTAATAGCACCATCAGCAAAAGTAACTTGAGCAGTACCTCCTGCAGTAAATGACATTTCATCTGTACCTGAGAAAAATAAACCTTGGTTTGTATCACTAGCATTTGTAATAACAGGAGCAGAAGCTGACCCATCTGGTAAGGTTAATACACCTGCACTTAATGTAGCACCTACATGTACTTCAAGAGTATCAATGTAAGCAGTTCCATCTATATATAAATCTTTAAACTCTAATGAGCTAGTTCCTAAATCAATATCGCTATCTGTTACAGGAACGATTGCTCCATCTTGTATTCTTATTTGTTCTACTGCAGAAGAAGATACTTCTACAAAAAAACCATGTCTGTTATTAGATGTGTCAACAACTATTTTATTTAATGCGTCTACATCTGCTATTAATCCTACATATGCACCTTCTGTAGATGTGCCATCGTGATTATGTCCCCCACTAAATGCAAATGCTGCTAATAGTGCGTCAAATTCACTATTCAGTGGTGCGGCTGTAATTACCTCACCATCTGCTATACTACTTGAACTTTGTCTTGCGTATCCTGCCATTACCTTAACCCTGCCTCCTCGTATTGTATTGAAAACCCAAATATACTAAATGGGTTTGCACTAGATGTTGTAACAAATCTTAATAACATTGCTCTACCTGAGCCTTGTATATTTTCTCTTATAACTGGTTTTGTTGCTCCTCCGTATACAAAACCTGCTGTACCATATGCTGTAGCTGTATCTCTATATTCAGCTCTTGCCCCTGTAGAAGTTATGCTATAATCATTTGGACTAAATACATCCGCATCATCCCAATCATAATCTGCTGTTACTAAAAAAGTATTATCTCCTTCAGGTCTTGTAAATATAGATACTTTACTAAATAATTTTCTTAACTCTGGATTACCAAAATCTAAAAAAGGTGTTTTATATGATGCAAAAACATTATTATCTTGAAACGTTCCACCTTGTTCTTGTCTATAAATATATCCGTCATGATCTCCATGCAATATATATTCGTCATCACCTATATAACCACTAGTTGCACAGTTAGCTTGAAAACCTCTTAAATCCCCAAATTCCCAACCTGATCTTTGATCGGATGTTCTAAGAGCACCTATAAAACCTGCTGTGTTGGGAGCTGTTAAAGTGCTTTTACCAAATAAATATCTAAATTGTGATTTTTCTTTTACTACTACAGACACACATTGTTCATATGTAAAATCTATATCTATTAGTTGTAACGCATTTTGAATAGGTTTTGAAATAGTTGCTAATTCTACATCACCAATTCTTTCTGTAGCTTGAATAGTTCTTATACCGTCAGGTGCTAAAAATAATACATCACCACCTATTTCTACTATGCTATCACTTGCTAGGCATCCTACACTGCTTGATACTTCTGCTAAACTAAAATTTGCTGTAGAACTACCTGTTAATTTTCTTATATCTGTTTTACCAAAAATATAAAGAGCATCTCTAAATCTTTTAATGCCCATTATATCAAAACCTACATTTATAACTCCTGCCCCACTAGCTGCTGTAAAATCGCTATCGCTATTAGGTGCAGTAAATACTAGTAACTGCGGTTTTTGACTCATGCCTGCAAAAAATAAATGGTTTCTATATACTTCTGCAAATTTTGCATTATCTACATCTGCTGAACCGTTTAATTTTGTCCATGTAGTATCAACTAGTTTCATTGGGTAGTTAATACCATCTGTAAGTACTAATGTTTTATTTCCTGTAAAAGAATGATTTAACCCTCTTACTCTTACTACATCAGTAGCTACTTGACCTGATGTTAAGCTTGTTGTTGACCATCCTGATCCTGAAACATATTTAAGAACATCATAATCATTTCCTGATGCTTCTTTTCTAGCAGAATATATAGAGCCATTATAAATAAATACTCCTAATGCTGCTCCTGTTCCTGCAGGTCTACTATATGATGAGTCTAAATATTTATATCCACTTACTCTTCTATAGCCTCCAAATTGACCTACTTCAAAATTAACTAATCCTGTAGCAGCTCCTGGTAGTGTATCACTTAAAGCTAAGAAGTCCTCATTGGTATACAAACCACCTCTTGATAATACTTTTGCAGTCTGTAACCTATCAGTCATTAATTACATCACTGACCCTCGTATCACGCATTCTAATATATCTATTTATTAATATTGAACGCATTTGGTCAATGCCCTCCTCGAATGCCCTAGCTGATCTGTCTGACTGTTCTATGTTATCTCTCATCATATACATGTGATACATAGCACCATCTATTAATATATTTTTATATTGTACTGGCACTTCTGGAACATCATCTGATGCAGATAACTCTGTTGGAACTTTAAAATATGTATACTTTACAACATAAGCTTTATCTGGTGTTGGGCTAACTCCTAACTTAAAATCTGGTGTAAGGTACACAAATTCAGGTGTATCATAATCTCCTGAATCTCTTTGTTCGTCTCTTTCTACGTAACGATCTACATACTCTGTGTATGATATCGGTGTTAAATGTTTTTCCTCTATATCTAAACTGTCGTTTCTGTCTATTAAAACAGTGTCCAAATCTATTGACAAATAATTAGTTGTTAAAGCGTATTCTTTTGTCCCTGCTGTCAATGTTTGACTTGTTGTGGCATACGCAAAAGGCCACTCTCTATCTCTAGAGTAAATATCTCTTTGTGCATTATTAATAGCATCTTTTACTAAAGCTTGTATACCTTTAGCTCCAGAAAATTGTGATGAAGTCATCTCTACTTCATTTAATCTTCTAAGGGTTTCGTTACAAACTTCTATATAAGTATATGCCATGTGTTTCTCTTTTATTGTTGTAGGAAGGGCGGTACATACCTGCCCCTCCTACGCTAAGTAATAATTTATGCTAATAAATCTCTATCTACTTCATCTCTTCCTGTTTGTTGGGAAGAAACATCTAGACAGACTGCATAAAGTCTCAGTACTCCACTAACACAGTTAGTATCAGTTGCAGAAATAGTCACATCAATAGTGTCTGCACTTGTTTGCAGAGCAGTAAATGTGTTTGCTGCACCTGTGTTGATAATGTTAGCTTGACCGTTAGTACCTGCTGCAAGGTAGCCAGTTGATGTTAAGTCACCACC